TTAGACCAAAGAGAACAGAACGCAGTTGACATAATTGCGAGTGGCAATATAAAATCCATGGAGGATTACAAATACCTAATGGGGGAGTTATCAGCGATTCGCTCTCTCAGAGAAGATTTAAGAGAAACGCTGCATATGGATAAAATCGATGAATGAAAAAGTCGCAAAAACAAAATTTGAAGAATATAAAGAAAACATTGCAAAAGACGATCTAGAAGAATCTTCAGAACTAGACAAAGCTTTTGTAACACAAGAAGAAAGAGTTCTTGATCCAGAGCTACTAAATAAATCCCTACTAGACAGAATGCCAAGCCCATCAGGGTGGCGTTTGTTGGTTTTACCCTATAAGGGAAAAGGAGTTACAGAAGCTGGAATCCAATTAGTAAAAGAAACAGTAGACAGAGAAGCTTTGTCTACAGTCATTTGCTACGTGTTAAAAGTTGGACCCCTAGCTTATCAAAACCAAAATAAATTTGGTGACGACCCTTGGTGTAAAAAAGGAGATTGGATACTGATAGGTAGATACGCTGGAACTAGATTCAGATTGGAAGACGATCACGAAGTTAGAATCATTAATGATGATGAAGTGATAGCAACCATCTTAAACCCGGACGATATTAAATCTTTATAGGAGCAAATAATGGCAGAAGAAGCACAAAACATTGAAGAATTAGAAACCATCGATGTAGAAATTACAGACGAAAAAATAGAGAAAGCCGCAGTCCCTGAACATAGGAGAGTAGAGGATGAGGTTCAAGAAGAGTCTGTAAACATTGATTTAGATCAAAACAAGGAAGTTACCCCTGTAACTGAGGATGAAATCAAAGAAGACTTTGAAGTTTCTCCTCAAGTCGAAGAGAAGGCTAAAGATCAATCAGATATAGAAAAAAGAGCCACTCTTGCACAGAACAGAATTAACAAAGCAGTAGCACAAGCCAAAGAGTTTCAAAGAAGAGAGTTGATGGCCGTTCAATATGCTAAAGAGTTAAAAGATCAGAATGAGCAATTAAGGCAATCTCAAAAGTCTTTTCAAAATAGTTATGGAGATGAATTTACGAATCGTGTTGAATCTCAAATAACTTTGGCAAGACAAGCCTTAAAACAAGCCACTGAGTCCCAGGATCCTGAAGCAATAGCTACAGCTACTGAGGCTTTAACAATGGCTACCTCAGACAAAGCTAGACTTGAACAATATAGGCAAGACCAGAAAAGATATGAAGAACAAGAAGCAGCCTATAACGAACAAGTTAAAAATCAACCAGATTATCTTGAACAACAACAACCAGTTCAGGAGTATGAAGATCCATCAGACAGAGCTAGAGAGTGGGCACAAAAGAATACTTGGTTTGGAAAAGACCAGGTTGCAACTTCAGTTGCCTTTGCAGTTCATAATCAATTAGAGAATGAAGGGTTTGACCTTGAGTCTGATGAGTACTATAGTGAATTAAATAACAGAGTGCGACAAGAGTTGCCTCATAAATTTAACGTGGAAGCGGACAAAAAACCCGTCCAGACAGTCGCTTCAGCAACACGCAATACATCGACAGGACGCAAACAAAATCGTATCGAGTTGACACCGAGCGAACAAGCATTAGCTAAAAAGCTTGGAGTGTCATTTAAAGATTACGCAATACAAAAAGCGAGGTTAGAAAGATCATGACAAAAAATAAAGAAACAGAAACAATAGTTCAAGATGAAGATGTCAGGACTTCAAGAAGTTCTGAAACTAGAGCAAAGGACGAAAGACCAAAAGTCTGGAGAATGCCTTCTGCTTTAGAACTGCCAGATGAAGTTATACAACAAGCTGAATCTCAAGGTATCAAATATCATTGGGTTAGAGAATCTGTACTAGGACAAGATGACAAAACGAATGTTTCAAAAAGATTTCGTGAAGGATTCGTCCCGGTTAAGCCTGAAGAAATTCAAGGTTATCATGATTTGCCTACAGTCGATGATGGTCGGCATGCTGGAGTTATAGGTGTGGGTGGGTTGATACTGTGCAAAATTGATAAAGAAATCGCAGATCAAAGAAATGAATTTTTTGAACAACAAACTCAAAACCAAATGACTGCTGTAGAGAACGACCTAATGCGTGAAGAGAATCCTGCGATGCCAATTTCAAGTAAAATGTCATCAAAGGTTACTTTTGGAGGAGGAAGTAATTAATTACTACCTCTATAATAAACATTAACTAGGAAACTATTATGGCAAATACAAATGCTAAATTCGGTTTAAGACCTGTAGGAAAACTTGGAAGCGGTGCTAACAGCACTGGTACTACTGAGTATAGAATTCTTTCAGGTACGACCGGAAGTATCTTTACAGGCGACCCAGTAAAAATGGTTAACACAGGCGGCATAGCTGTCGCTGCTGCTGGCGATTTATTACTAGGAGTCTTTCAGGGATGTCAGTACACTGATTCAGCGGGAGAGGTGCAATTTTCACCTTATTTCCCTAATGGTACTGTTACATCAGACGCAGTTGCTTTCGTAGTTGACGATCCTGATGCTTTATTTGAAGTTCAAAGTGCTGCTACGGGTAGTGTTACACAAACAGTTGTCGGTTTAAACGCTGACATTGTTTACGCTGCTGGTAGTACAACCACTGGTAGATCTAATGTAGATCTTAGTGGCACTATGGCTACAGGTACAGCTCAGTGTAGAATTGTTGGTTTTTCCAATGATCCAGAGAATAACGCTCTAGGAACAGGAAGCCTTTCTACAAACGTCAACATGATTGTTAAAATTAACGAGCACTTTTACGCTCAAACCGCAGGAGTTTAGTAATGGCGATTAATCGATCACAACTAGCTAAAGAGCTAGAACCAGGGCTAAATGCTTTGTTTGGAATGGAGTATGACCGCTACGAAAACGAACATGCTGAAATCTTTGAAACTGAGTCTTCGGACAGAGCTTTTGAAGAAGAAACATTGATCGTTGGTTTTGGTAATGCCAAAGTGAAAGCAGAAGGAAATGCTGTTGAATTTGATTCAGCTTCCGAAGGTTTCACTGCTAGGTATTCACACGAAACCATAGCTTTAGCGTTTGCTCTTACTGAAGAAGCAATAGAAGACAATCTTTATGACCGTCTAGGTGCTAGATACACCAAGGCGTTAGCGAGATCTATGGCTCATACTAAGCAAGTAAAAGCTGCTGCTGTATTGAACAATGCTTTCTCATCTAGCTTTACAGGCGGAGACGGTGTTTCATTAGTAAACACATCTCACCCTTTAGCTGGTGGAGGAACATTCTCAAACAGACCAAGCACTTACACTGACTTGAATGAGACTTCGTTAGAAGACGCTTTAATCTCAGTATCAACGTTTACTGATGATAAAAGCATGATTCTTGCTCTACAGGGTAGAAAGCTAATCGTTCCACCACAATTACAATTTGTGGCTGATAGATTACTTAATACTCCGGGCAGAGTTAATACTTCTGACAACGACATCAATGCTATTAGGAATATGGGCATGGTCCCTGAAGGTTATTCAGTTAACCACTTCTTAACAGATAACGATGCGTGGTTCTTGTTAACTGATTGTCCAGACGGATTTAAACACTTTGAGAGATCACCTCTTTCAACTTCTATGGAAGGTGACTTTGATACTGGCAACGTCAGATTCAAAGCTAGAGAAAGATACTCATTTGGATTCTCGAATCCAAGAGCAGTGTTTGCATCTCAAGGGGCGTAAGTTCTTTAAAAAGAAAGGGAGCTTCGGCTCCCTTTTTTTTATTTCATTTTTACTAATATCTAGTATACAATCAAAAAGACTAGGATAATAAACTGTTCTATGGACTGACCTAGCAGACAAGCCGAGACTATAGAACTTATTTCCAAAGGAGGAAATTATGGCAAAATCGACATTTTCAGGACCAGTTAAATCTTTATCTGGTTTTATTTCAGCAGGTAATGCAGCAGTAGTCAGCTTAACAGCCGATACTACACTTACAGTAGCAGCACACGCAGGTAAAATTCTTACATGTAATGATGCTGATGGTAAGTTCACACTACCAACTATAGTAGCTACAGCACCAGGTAGTGATGAAGATCCTAATCAAACTAACAACCTAGGTGCAAGTTTCTTCTTTGTTGTAGAAACAGCAGCCACGGATATGGATATTAAAACTGATGGAACAGATAAGTTTGTTGGTGGCCTTTACACAGGTGTAAATAATGCTACAGGTAAAACTTTCATATCTGGTGCATCTAACGATGTAATCACTTTGAATGGAACTACTAAAGGTGGTTTGGTCGGTAGTATTATTAAAGTAACTGCTATGGCTTCTGCCAAGTATGCAGTAGAAGGTATTACACTAGGTTCAGGAACTTTAGTAACACCATTTGCTGACGCTTAATAGGGAGTAAATAATGGCTGATACAGTAACTTCCCAAACTATTCAGGATGGTGAAAGAGTTGCTATTTTAAAGTTTACCAATGAATCTGACGGTACAGGCGAATCATCTGTTAAAAAAGTAGATGTTTCCGCTTTAAGTGCTGACAGTAAAGGAAGAGCTTGCACTACAGTTTCCATTGCAAGGATTTATTGGGCAACTAGAGGTATGGGTGTTGACATAGAGTTTGACGCTTCTGCCAACGTTTTAGCAATTCCGTTGCCAGCCGACAGTACAGGAGATGAATATTACGATGATAGATTTAGCGGTATACCAAATAACGCTGGATCAGGAGTCACTGGTGATATTGATTTCACAACTGTTGGCCACTCTAGTGGAGATGCCTATTCAATAATTCTTGTATTAAACAAAAACTATTGATAAATGGCTACCCGGAGGAGAGCTAAACCTATACGCAGGACTACCAAAGGTAAAAATGCTAATTACCGCCCCACGAAAAGTGGGGCTGGTATGACTAAAAAAGGTGTTCGTGCGTATAGGAAAGCTAATCCAGGATCTAAACTAAAAACTGCTGTAACAGGCAAAGTTAAAAAAGGCAGTAAATCAGATAAAAGACGTAAGTCTTATTGTGCTAGATCTCTAGGACAGTTAAAACGCAGTTCTGCTAAAACTAGGAACAACCCTAATTCACGAATTAGACAAGCAAGAAGAAGGTGGAAGTGTTAAATGGCTAAAGCAAAAAGTGGTGGAAAAATATGCCCAAAAGGAAAAGCTTGGGCAAAACGTACTTTTGATACATATCCTTCTGCCTATGCAAATATGGCAGCGTCAAAGTATTGCAAAGATCCAAACTATGCAAAAGGATCAAAGAAGAAGAAAATGAAAAGAGGTGGCTTGGTTAACATAAAAGGCCAAGGCATTGTAATGAGAGAAAGACTTAGGTAATGGGACAACTAAAAGAATGGCTTACCCAAGACTGGGTTAGGATAGGCACAGACGGTTCTATCAAAGGACCATGTGGCACAAGTAAAGACAAAAAGAATCCAGATAGGTGCTTACCTAGGGCAAAAGCAGAAAGTTTATCAAAATCAGAAAGAGCTGATACGGCTCGCAAAAAGAAAGCAGCCGGGCGAAAAGGCAAGACTGTTGTAGCTAATACAAAGAAAGCTAAAGTCAAATTAAAAAAAGGTGGAGAGGTAAGAAGAATCGCTAGAGGATGTGGTAAAGTTATGTCCGATAGAAGAAAAAGAACTAAATATTCTTAGGAGTAAATATGTATAAAAAAACGAAAGGCTACAGTAGTGGCGGAAAAATGAAGTCCAAAGGCATGGCTATGGGTGGCATGATGAAATCCAAAGGCATGAAGAAGGGCGGAATGATGAAGTCAAAAGGCTACAAAAAAGGTGGCATGATGAAGTCTAAAGGGTACAAGAAGGGTGGAATGATGAAATCCAAGGGGTACAAAAAAGGCGGAATGATGAAATCTAAAGGTTATAAGAAGGGAGGAAGAGTAAAATAAAGTGGCATATTTGCAAAGTAATATCCCACATTTTAAATGTTGGGTTAGGAGAGAGTACACGCACAACCACGAAAAATATCACGGAGAATTTTTACATGCTATGGCAGTTGCAGTTACGACAATGCCGTGTCGTTGTTTAAGTTTTCAGTTGATATTTACAGGCATAGAAGCTGAAGGAGAAGAAGAAGACACAGTACATGGTGGAGCAATGTGGGCAAGAATGCCTATTACCGCTCTAGTAGGTGATACTCCTTTTGAAGAATGGCCTGAACCGATGGCAGTTCACGATGCTCAACCTTGGGATTGTTCGTCTCATCATCACGCTGTTTATGTTATAGATAGGGCAACACCTTGTCCTTGGATGGCAAAGATTGATGGTAATTTTTATCCAGCTAAATATATGTTTACTGTTGATTATGCAGAGAATGAAATAGCTGATGATCCAGCTCAACACAAACAAAGTCACGTTATGGAGTTGTTAGATGCTGGACCCTGGACAGGTAACATAGTTGCACTTCCAAATAACAGAGTTAGGGTTACACACCCGGCTTGGTTTGAAACAGGTACAGGTGCACCAGATTTTAAACCATCTGCTCATATACATTATTCAAAGTCTGATTTAGACTACACGTTGGATATAAACAGAATTTTTGATAATCTATATGCAGAGGACGAATAATGGCACTTTCAGGTAGTACAGATTTTGAACCTAATGTAGCTGAGTTTGTAGAAGAAGCATTTGAAAGATGTGGATTAGAACTTAGAACAGGATACGATCTAAAAACAGCAAAGAGATCTATAAACCTTATGTTAGCTGAATGGGCTAATAGAGGTTTAAATCAATGGACTGTAGAGCAAGCAACTCAAACAGTTACTGAAGGACAAACTGATTACACTTTAAACGCTAACATAGTTGATATATTAGATTGTTCTATAAGACGAAATACAAATGGAACTGATCTAGATTTACAGATGTCTAGAATTAGCAGAAGCGAATATTTAAACATTCCAACCAAATCAACTAAATCTAGACCGTCTCAGTTCTTTCTAGATAAATTAAGTACTCCTGTATTAAAGATATGGCCTTCTCCTGAAAACAGTACAGACGTATTAGTTTTTAACAAAATAGTAAGAATGGACGATGCTGACAAAGGAACTAATACTATGGATATGCCATTTAGATTTTATCCTTGTTTTGCTGCTGGACTTGCATATTACATAGCCATAAAGAAAGCCCCGGATAGAGCGGTTCTTTTAAAACAAATGTATGAAGAAGAATTTGAAAGAGCTATGAGCCAAGATGAAGACAGGGCTTCTTTTAAAATTGGATATAAATCCTTTGCATAAATATGGCGTATGCAGTTGGTAAACGTGCAAAAGCTATCTGCGATAGATGTGGCTTTGAATACAAACTTAATCAGTTAAAAGAAGAATGGAATGGACTGAAAACTTGTCCTACATGCTTTGAACCAAAACATCCTCAGTTAGAACCACTACCTCACGTAATAGATCCTGAAGCTCTTTATAAGCCTAGACCAAGCCAAGACGTTGGCGTAGGTGAAGGATTTGTTGTTGTGGTTTATACTGACATTGAAAAAGGCAACTCTATGGATCCAAATATTGTTGGATCAAATTTTGTTGTAGATAAAATGACAGGCTCAGTTGGGGAGGTTACAATCACGACATGACGTTAACTGAATTAAAAACATTAATACAGAATTACACAGAAAACGATGAAACAACTTTCGTTAATACGTTAAACGATATGATCATCAACACTGAAGAAAGAATTGCAGAGTTAATTGAATTTGATTATTTTAGAAAGAATGTAACAGGTGCTTTAACAGCTGGTAATACTTACCTCACAGCTCCTACAGATTTTAAACTTAGTTTTTCTTTAGCTGTCATAGACAGTAACAATGACTATCACTATCTAGATAAGAAACACACTAGCTTTATGCGTGAATATTCTAATGATGCAGTTGATAGTTCAGAAAGAGGAAGACCTTTGTATTACGCAGACTTTGATAAAGATTTATCTACTGCAAGCGATAACGGTTCTACTTTAATAGTTTCACCTGTTCCAGATCAAAATTATACTGTTGAGTTACATTACTTATATAAACCAACTAGTTTAACTTCACAAACAACAGGCACTTGGATGTCTAATAATGCTCGTAACGCATTACTTTATGGTTCATTAATAGAAGCATCTACGTTTATGAAAAGTGAACCAGAGATGCAAGTTGTTTATGAAACTAGATTTGGTCAAGAAATTCAAAGATTAAAAAATATGGCTGAAGCCAGAGGAAGAAGAGACGAATATAGATACGATTCATTAAGAAGCGAAACAACATAAGGAGAGAGATATGGAGAGAATTGAAAGCTTAGAAGGCAAAAGCATAGCTATTGTAGGGCTAGGAGAAAGTTGGCTAGATTACAATTTAGCTAAATCACACGGAGCAAAATTTGATGAAGTGTGGGCTATCAATGCAGTGGGATCTGTAATATTTCACGACAGAACTTTCATGATGGACCCGGTTAGTAGATTCTTAGATACAGATGATGCAGGGGGTCAAACAGATGGAATGATAGAAGTTTTATTAAATGATGATAAACCTATCTACACCTGTGAATTAGATGATAGATGCAATAACTTAATTGAGTATCCAATTAATGAAATATTAAAAGAATTTAATTGTTGTTACTTAAATAACACAGTTGCTTACGCAATAGCTTTTGGGTTATGGAACAAAGTATCAACAATTAAACTATTTGGAATAGATTTTAGTTACAAAGGTAATCTGCACTTTGCAGAAGCTGGTAGAGGCTGTGTAGAGTTTTGGCTATCTAAAGCTATGCACCTTGGAGTTCAAATTGAAGTTGCATCATCTAGTGGTTTGTTAGACACCAATGTTCTTGCACAAGAAAAGTTATATGGCTACCACAGACTCCAGGATCCTTTGATAATTATGTCAGATGGAAAAGGTTTTATGACATCTATGAAAAAAAGCGAAGCTATGGAGCTACAAGAAGAAGTACAAGAACAAAAACCTATTCTTATAGATAGAAACGATAGTCACTTAAAACCACCAGAGCCAAAAGAATGGTAGATGAATTAACTCCTACAGCAGTTCCAAGTTTAGGTGTGATAGAAACTAAAACATCTAACTTTGGCGGCCATCCTCCAGAGTTCTGGGCAGAACGTTTAACTGAAAAAATAGTTGGTAGTTCTGAGGAATTAGAGCCACACATAAAAGCACAAGCAAAAGCATATGAGGAGCAGATAAAACAAGTCTGTTTGATTTACATAAAAAATGCTATAAAATCCTATAAGGCTAGTTTGATTCAAGAGCTTATAAAGGCTGGAGAAGAAGATTTAGCTCAAATTGTAAAAAGGATATAAGTATGGCTATCACATCAACATTAACAACCAGCTTTAAAAAAGAGCTGCTAGAAGCTGTTCATAATTTTAAAAACTCAGGTGGAGACACTTTTAAATTAGCATTGTATACAAGCTCTGCTACTTTAGGTGCTACTACAACTGCATTTACTACTACCGGGCAAGCATCAGGAACTAACTACACTTCTGGCGGAGCAAATTTAACAAGAGTTGATCCAACATCAAGCGGCACTACAGGTTTTACTGATTTTGCTGATTTGACGTTTGGTACAGCCACCATAACTGCTAGAGGTTGTATGATATACAATTCAACTGACAGTAATAAATCTGTTGCCACAATAGATTTTGGCGGTGATAAAACATCTACAGCTGGTGACTTTACAGTAGTTTTCCCTGCGGCAGCAGCAAGTACAGCTATTATACGAATAGCTTAGTAGCCTATGGCTAATATAACAGGCTGGGGTCGTGGAACCTGGGGTTCCGATACGTGGGGAGAACCTAATCCTGTTACTCTTACAGGACTTGCTGCAACAAGTGCGGTTGGTTCTTTAACCGTTGTTGCAAAAGCAAATGTAACACCAAGTTCACAAGTAGGTACTGGAGCAGTAGGGACACCTACTTTTGATTGTGAAGCCAACGTAAGCCCTACAGGACAATCAGCGACCAGCGCATTAGGATCTGTAACAGTAGATGCTGAAGCTAATGTCACACCATCTGGCCAATCTGCTACAAGCGGTTTAGGCACACCTTCTATAGATGCAGAGGCTAATGTAACGCCTACTGGACAATCTGCTACTGGAGCTGTATCTGGAGTAGGCGTAAACGCACAAGCAGTAGCTGTATGTCCAAGTGCTGTAGGAACATTAGGATCTGTATCAGTTGATGTAGATGGTGAAGCAAATGTATCTGTATCTGGCGTTAGTGCAACAGGGGCTGTAGGCTCTGTAACAGTACATCATAATGAAATATTTACACTAGATGGTGTGTCTGCAACAGGATCTGTAGGATCACCTACAGTTGTAGCTAAATCAATAGTATCTATAACAGGCGTATCAGCTACAGGAGAAGTTGGAAAACCGTTTGTTTGGAGCCTTATAGATGAATCACAAACACCTAATTATAGCGATATTACAGATACACAAACATCTAGTTTTACAACCATAGATCAAACTCAAACTCCCGGTTGGGAAGATGTTGCTTAACTATGCAGAAGAAAGGTAATATAATCAATTGAACGGAGATATAAATGGCTACTTATGTAAATGATTTAAGACTTAAAGAAATAGCTACTGGTGATGAGTCAGGAACTTGGGGAACAAGTACAAATACCAATCTAGAGTTGATTGGAGAAGCACTAGGCTTTGGTACAGAGGCAATAACTACAAACGCAGATACTCACACTACTACTGTAGCTGATGGATCTACAGATCCTGGTAGAGCTATGTATCTTAAATACACAGGTACACTAGACTCGGCTTGTACGATAACGATTGCACCTAACACTATGAGTAGGATGCACTTTATTGAAAACGGCACTTCAGGGTCACAAAATATAATAATTTCACAAGGCTCTGGTGCTAACGTAACCATACCAGCAGGTGATGTAAAAGCTGTTTACTTAGATGGTGCTGGATCTGGAGCTGCCGTAACGGATGCTTTTGCTAGTTTGAACACAGTAGATTTAAAAGTTGAAGACGATTTAACAGTAACAGATGATGCAACTATTGGTGGTACTCTTGGTGTAACTGGCGTGGTAACTGCTAACGCTGGTGTTGTTGTAGATAACTTTACACTTGATGGTACTACACTAGCTTTATCAAGTGGTGATTTTACACTTGATGTAGCTGGAGATATTGTCTTTGATGCTGGTGGTTCAGACATAACTTTTTCAGATGATGGAACAGAGTTCGGTCGTATCAAACAAGTTAGTGGTGGTATGAGAATACAATCAACGGCTAGTGATGCCGATATGACCTTTATGGGAAATGATAATAGTTCAGAGTTTACAGCCTTAACTCTTGATATGTCTTCTGCTGGTGCGGCTTCATTTAACAGCACAGTTACAGCAAATGCGGGTGTAATTGTTGATAATATAACTATAGATGGCACAGAGATTGACTTATCTAGTGGCAATTTAACTTTAGATGTAGCTGGAACTATTAAGCTAGATGCAGATGGTGGAGAAGTAGCATTTTTAGATGCTGGTACTGAGGTGGGTGTCATAAGCATGGGCAGTAGCAACATGAACATAGAATCAAAAGTTGCTGATAAAGATATTATTTTCAAAGGCATAGATGGCTCAAGTGACGTTACAGCTCTTACGCTTGATATGTCTGGTGGTGGTTTAGCTGTTTTTGGTGGTGGTGTAAATTCTTCTGGGAGCACAAATTCGACAACTCATTCATTATTAACTTTAGAAAGTTCAGTAGACGCTAATCCTTCCAGAATGAATATGTTTTTTAAATCTGGACAAGGAACGATAGCAGCAATATCTGGAAGACAAAATGCTGGTGGTAGTGATGCTTATGGAGCATTAGATTTTAATACTGCGAACGCTGGTACATTAGCTACCAAAATGTCAATCCTCAATAATGGTGAATTACAATTAACTGGTGGTACATATTTATCTAGTTCTGGAATTGAGTCTATTGCTTGGACTAATAGTTATCTTGAAGTAGCTGATAACTCAATATTTTCGCTTACAGATATAGCTAACACAGGTGCATTAGTTTCTATAGGACAAAACAGAAGTTCTTTAGGTGTAACTTATGACCATGCGTTATTTTTTATGGAAACTGGTACAAATGTTGTTGAATTAGCCGATCCAGCGGGTAGATTTGGTGTGAATAGTTCGGGGACAGATGGGCAAACTAATATATATGCTAGTGGTGCTAGTATGATTATAGAAAATAAAGTAGGTACAACAGTAAGATATAGTGTGGCTATAAATAGATTTTTAGGTAATTAATAAAACGGAGAAAATAACATGGCTTTAAAGTACAACATAAATATGTTCGAGACTGATCCAGATGATGCTTCAAAAACTTTTGTAACTTTATTAGTTACAGATGATTCAGATCATGTTTTTGTAATTAGTAAATCTGTAACAACTGGAACAAAAAAGGATGAAACAATCATAAAACAAGCACAAGCAGCAGCACAAACTGAAATAGATAATCATTTTGCAAAATTTGCGACTGTTGGTAAAACTTGGAATCCAGATACAGAATCAATAGAGTAAAATGATGGAAGAAAATTATTTTATAAACGTACTAAAAATATTAGATGTGTCAGTAGAGAGAGGTACTTGGAAAGGCTCTGAAATAGAAGGTGTAGCAAATCTACGCAAGATTACTTTACAAGGCATTAAAAATATAGCTGAAGCTTCACAACAAGAAAAAGAAGTTGAAGAAGTT